CTCATCTACTTTAACTAAGACTTTACAGGTGTTTGGCGTATCTATGGCAATTACGCCCGGCAGCTGGAAAACGACACTAACAACACTAGAGCCGATAATAGACGGCTTTATACTAGACTCTGCTATATACGGCCTGCTAGACACAGGCGTTTTAGCCTACTAAGGGGGTAACAATGGCAAAACAAACCTTTACTACAGGCCAAGTTTTAACGGCTGCACAAATGACCGATTTACAACAAACAGCTATGACGGGCGGGGCAGCTAGTACAAAAACTGTTAGCTATGTATTAGTAGCGGCAGATGCAGGCACACGGGTAGCTATGAACGCTGCCGGCTCTACTACAATAACTGTAAACACAGCATTATTTAGCGCGGGCGATACCGTAAGCATACAAAATATAGGAGCGGGTGTTTGTACCGTTACAGCTGGTACGGCTACCGTAAATACGTCAGGCAGTTTAGTTTTAGCACAATATCAAGGCGGTATTTTATATTTTACAAGCGCAAGTACTGCTATCTTTTTTCAATTTGCTACACCTGCTAGCGGTGATATTGAAGGCGTTACAGCTGGTACAGGTATTAGCGGCGGTGGCACTAGCGGCACGGTAACAATTACTAACTCTATGGCTACTGCTATAGATGCTAAAGGTGATTTAATTGTAGGCACAGGTGCAGATGCTTTTAGCCGCCTTGCGGTTGGTACAAACGGGCAAGTTTTAACAGCGGATAGCGGTGAAGCAACAGGCCTAAAGTTTGCAACGCCTGCTGCATCTACGCCAACATTTGTAGGGTGTACTTTAAACTCTTCAAGTTTTTTCACTTTTTCAAATAATACAAATACGGCAGTAGCCTTAGATGCTGAAGTGATAGATACAGATGCTTTTCACAGTGATGTAACAAATAACTCAAGAATAACAATTCCAACAGGTAAAGGCGGAAAGTATTTAATTCAGGGTCAATTAACCTTTGATGCAAATGCGACTGGTAAAAGAAGATTACAGATTTTTAAAAATGGTTCTGCGTATACAACGAGCACAGGGCCAGGAGTTTCATCAGGTGCAACAAATGTTCAATGCCAAGTTGTTTTAAGTTTAGTTGCTACTGATTATATTCAACTATATGCTTTGCAAGACTCTGGTGGTAGCTTAAATGCAAGTAATAATGAGGCAGTTTTATCGGCAGTTTTTCTAGGAGCATAAATGGAACTATGGCAAAAAATTATTGAAGCATATCCTGCAATAAATGCAACAGATGATTTAGAGCAATTAGGTATTTATTTGCAAGATGATAGCGATAACGTTGGTGCTTTTATTGCCAAATGGGATTATGATGAGCCGATACCTAAAGGGTTAACGCTAGGCAAAACCTCAGCATAATCTTGGGGGATTATTCTAAAATAAATTATTATGTTAACAAGTTATAACGGCTGGCCTGCTAGTAAAGACCCGGCAGAAATAGGCATAAAGAGTTATCCAGTACCCGGCACTAATAGGAAACTTAGATGCGCTGAGGCTGTAGCACCTTTGCTAGTAGGTTTTGCCGCTGAGTTTCACGCGCTAATAGAGCCAATAGATGAGGGCGCGCTAGATGAGTGGGGTTATGCTTTTCGTATGGTACGCGGCAGTACAGACCGCCTTAGCTGCCATAGCAGCGGTACAGCTATAGACCTAAATGCGACTAAACACCCGCTAGCAGCTGTGGGAACGTTTCCAGCCGATAAAGTGCCAATGATTAGAGCGCTAGCTAAAAAGTATGGCCTAACGTGGGGCGGGGATTACCGTAACCGTAAAGATGAAATGCACTTTGAGGTAAGCGTAAATGCACAAAAAGCCGCTAAGATAATCCTAAAGTTAGGGGTAACAAATGCCAATTAGCACGCAGGTAACTATAACTACAACCGCTAGCATTATTGTATCTGCCAATTCTTACAAAAATATTTATTTACATAATTTAGGCGGTGGAGCTATTTACTTAGGCGGGTCAAACGTAACTACTAGCAACGGCTATAAGCTAGATAACGGCGATAAACTAAGTCTTATTATTGGAGATGTAGAGGCACTATATGGCGTTGCTGCTAGCGGTACTCATACGTTAGCAGTACTTGCACAAAAATAACTAAGGGGCATTTAGGATAAATAAATGAATAAAAAGCAACTAGAGGCAGCTGCCTATAGTTACGGGCGCGCGGCTTTAGCTAGCGTTGCAGCCTTGTACCTAGCAGGCATAACAGACCCTAAAGTATTAGCTAATGCTTTTATAGCTGGTCTTATTGGGCCTATTGTTAAGGCGTTACAGCCTAACGAAAAGCAATACGGCATAGGCTCTAAAAAGTGAGCGAGGCCCAAACCCTATTAGCTGTAACGCTAGGTATATGTAGCCTTGCAGCTGTAGGGGTTGGGCTAGTACGCCATCTAGTTAAGTATTACCTAAGCGAGCTGCGACCAGATAATAACGGCAACCATAATTTAAGAGGCCGCGTGGAGCGCATAGAGCAGCGCGTAGATAAGATTTATGAAATGCTCTTAGAAGAGCGCCTAAGCCGCTAGCGTGTCGTGTTGCCTATGTCAGCCCTTACCGTCATAATTTTATTTACACGCTGAGAGGGCTACTTAGCAGGTAGACCTAGCAGCCATAACTAAAGGGGCTGTATGTTAATAGATTTAGCAGTAATAACGTTTACTGTGCTAATAGTGGGGCTGTTTATGTGGGCCGCCTATCACACAGGTTACAGAGAAGGCCACGGTGACGGTTACCTTAGAGGGCGTAATATAGCTAAGGCGTTAAAAGAGGTAACTAAATGAGCTTTTTAGACGGCTACGAAGATGTAAACGCTCGTATTAAAAGAGCGCGGGCTGAGTTTCCCGGGTTACGCTTAGTAGCCTACATAGAGGACATAGACATAAAAAACGGCTATATATTAGTTAGAGCTGAGGCCTATAAAAACTATGAAGATGATAAACCAAGCGCTGTAGATTATGCACTAGAGGTTAGGTCAGACCGTGGCGTAAACGCTAATTTTTGGGTAGAGAATTGCGTGACCAGCAGCTATGGGCGTTGTATTGGCTTGCTCACCCCGGGCGGTGCAGGCAGGCCTACTCGGCAAGATATGGAGAAGGTAGAGGCTATTCAAGCCCCATTACAGACACGCGGGGCAGGTGGGGCAGTACCTAGCGCCGCTGAGTCTATAAGTGCCTTAAAAGCCAAGCTAGGGGCAGAGCCAATGCCAGAGCCGCCTATATGTACACACGGGCATAGGGTCTTATTAGAGGGCATAGGTAAGACAGGCAGGCCATACAGGGGCTATATGTGTAGCGAGAAGGTAAAGGCTAAACAATGCGCGCCTATATGGGCTAAACAGTATGGTGATAAATGGTTAATGCCAGATGACCATAGCGAGGTAGTGTTAGAAGCAGGGCGTAATTTAGACCCAATAGCAGAGCGTGAGCCTGTGCCAGATGAGCTGTTAAGTGAAACAGAGAGGGCTAACCGTGGAAGCAATTAGGCAGGTAAAAGCGGATTGGGGGCGTGAACAGCGCTTAGCTAATTACTTAGAAAGCGTATTACCGTGGTCACTAACGCCTACACCTGCGTTTTACTTTACCGACTATCACATAAACAAAAAGTTAGGTCAAGGCAGGGAAAGCTACATAGGTGATGTAGAGATGAAGTGGCTAAACACGCCTAGCACACAAATAGCCATATTCAACTATAACAAACTACAGCTTATGGCAGCTGTGCCGGTGTACACGCAAGGTGTAGAAAGCTATCACCGAGTCTGTTTTAGGTTTACAGACGGGCTGTTGCTAGTGCCTGCTTTAGCCTTGCTACGCCTACCGCCTGTGCTATTTACTAGAGCAGATACACATGAAACCGATTTAGTAGTAAAGGTAAAGGCTAGCGATTTTGCCACATGTTTTAGACCTGAGCGCGTAGATTAGGAGCGTTAAAACTATGCTTTATATAGAGGTTAAATGCAGACAATGCATAGCAACTACTTTACAGATAGAGCGCGTAGTGTCTGACCACCTGCCACCTAACGTTAAATGCCTACAATGCACTAGATGTGGGCTGCTAGATATAACGTTGGTAGATGTGGATAACGCTAGGCAGGTACGCAATAAAGTTAGAGGTAGAGCCAATAAGCTATAATCACGCTTACGAG